GAGACCAGCCATGACCACGACAACGAAGCGCCCGACGCACCGCGAGATGGTCCACCAGATCAAGGCGATGATTGCGCCGCTCGGAGGCTGGCACGACTATCAGCAAGTCGTGATCGACTGCGCCCACAAGTGGGACATGGACCCCGGCGCGATTGAGGCCGACGAGGACGCGATCATGGACGCGCTGCGTGATGCCGAGGACGCGCTCGGCTTCGACGGCTCGGCTGGCTAACCAAGAAAGGGAGAGGGCCGATGACACGCGGCGTCAACCGCAGCCTCGCCGATCCGCGCATGGATGACATCGACCATGCGCTCGGTCGCCCGCGCGATCCGCTCGGCGATACCTACCGCAATCACTACGTCGCCTGCGCTGACACACCCGAGGCAGAGCACATGCGATGGTCGTTCCACTGGTCGGAAGGCAAGCCGATGAACGACGGTCGCGATGTGCTTTTCACCGTGACGCAGATGGGCCGAGAGGCGCTTGCGAAGCACCTCGCCGAAGCCACCATTTAGGGGAGACCAGCATGCTTCCGAACCAAACAATGATCTTCGTTTACCGACTGCCCGCACGGCTTAGCGACGGCTTCTGCTTTGGCGGCGGAAGGCCGATCACGTTTCAAAACGTCGATTGGTTCAACGGCTACGACGGCGTGACGCGCGAAGCGATAGAGAGTGAAGTTCGCGGCAAGGTCTACGCGAAGGCTGGCGGGCGGTTTTTGGTGCTCTCTCCAGACAACGATATCACTTTCACAATAGAGGCAGAGTAAGAGACACCCGCGGCGAGCGCATCGCCGCCCGCATCGCGGAGGGGGCAGGGTGGTAGCTGCCCCCTCCCCGGCGCCAGACAGCACCGGGGCCACAGGATGATTGGAGCATCCCATGGCCAATTTCAGAGAGCCGCGCGCGAGAGGCGCGGCGCCAGACGACGACGTGTCGCACACGCTGCCCGACGTCGAGCCCCCCGAGGACTGGCCGATGTCGGACATGGACGAGAGGCGGTTCGTTGAGGACCAGGGCGACGAAATGCCCTTCATCGCCGCCATGATCTTCGCATGGGTGCTGTTTGCGCTCTTTGTGGCCTTCGCCGTCACGGCTTAGCGCAGACAGCCGCGAACACGTCCAGGAACAACGCACCTTCCGCCTTGCTCATCTCCGTGTCGTCGGGCGCCCATGTCGGCAGCGCCCGGCGCAGTTCGTCGCAGATTGCGGCCTCAGTCGCGGAGCCTCCCGTGCTCGCGCAGCCGGTCATCGACAGCGCGATCGTCGCCGCTGCTACGGCGCAGCGCATCCGCCGCTTTTTCCCGTACACCATCCGCCCGCCTCCGATCCGCATCCTTTGCCTTCGCCTCAGCGACCCTTTCGCCGCTCGCCTCGCCATGTCTCCACAGCGCGAACGCCGCGCCAATGATCGCCACACCTCCGACGATGGCGCTGGGGATCGCGCGCAGGCGCGACCACAGCCCGATCATGACCAAAGCTCCGCAGTGCGCGCGGCGATGAACGGCCAGAGCCGCCCGGCGCCGTAGACCAACGCGGCCACGGCCAGCGCCCCGGCCACGATTTGCGGGCTCAGCCCGACTTCGGCGCCGACGTCCATGACGCGCCGCGCCGCCTCGATCACGGGCTCCAGCGCGCCGAGGTAATCCAGCACGCTTGCCGCGGTGATGGCCGCGCCGCCGGCCTTGGCCGTGCGGCGCGCGGCGTCGGCCGTCGGCGTGTCCACATACTGAGGCGTGGGCCGGCGCGCGGTGTCGCGCTCAAGAGCCGCCCATGTTTGCGCCCCGGCCACGGCGTCGATCCGCAGGCCGGCCTGCGCCTGATAGGCGCGCAGGGCGGCGGCGGTCTCCGGCCCGAAGGCTCCGTCGACGGCGCCGAGATCATGGCCGGCGGCCTCAAGCGCGGTCTGGAGCCGCTTCACGGCCGGCCCCCGGTCCCCGATGCGCAGCACGACGGGCGAGGCCGCGCCCGTGATCTGACGATAGGCCCGCTCCATCCGGCCAGCATAGTCGTGCTCGGCGTGACGCGGCCCGTTGTAGGCCCGCGCGATGGCCGTCCAGTCCCGCGCATTGATAGCCGAGCGCAGACCGCAGCCCTCCAGGTAGCGGATGATCGTGTCGATCTGCCCGACCCGCGTATCCTGCGCCGCGCGAAACGCCGCTGGCGTGGCGAAATTGCAGAGGCTCCAGTTTTCCCCCAGAACCTGCCCCATGCCCCATGAGCACGCCTGAATGGCGACGTCGGGCGAGGCGATGTCCGCGCATCGGTCAAACTGCTCCCAGCGCGCCGCCTGACTGGTCGGGTATCGGTCGCGACGCCATTGCGGCCAAGCGAGGTCCGCGGCGGCCAGCGTCTGGCGCATCGGCTCCGGCGCGACGCGCCATGCGACGTGCGGTTCGTACAGTATGATCGGGCGACCGTCCGGGCCGAACGGGTCGCCGCGGCTTTCCACCGCCACAATGGCTGCGATCACGGCGGGCTCGTATCGCGAGCGCTGCGCGGCCTCGGCGATGTGGGGGCTGATGTTCATGGCCATGCTCCCGATGTCAGCCGCGCAGGACCGTGCGCGCGTCGGCCCGGTCCCATGTGCGGAAATGGCTGTAGCCCTCCAGGCGCTGCACCGCGCAGGCGACGGGGCCGAGGGTGGACAGAGGCCGCGCCAGCGGCGCGTTGTCGGTCAGCACGACCGCCGCGCCATCCGGCGTCCAGCGCGTCAACGCATAGCCGGAGCCGTCGCGATGACACAGCCACAGCGCGCCGTCGGTCGGGTCGATGCAGCCGCCCAGGAAATACGTCTCCCACAGGTCCAGGCCCGGCGCGACGCCGGTGCGCGTCTCGGTCACGACGCCATCCAGGCCCGACAGCAGCACGTATTCGGCCGTGTCGGCGGGCCACGGCGCATCGGCGTCGAACTCCACGATCAGCGCGCGCGTCGCGTCCTCGCTCACGTCCAGCACCCGCGCAGAGCGCCCGGCCGTCGGCTCGTAGACCGGCGACATCGCGTCGATGTCCCGCGTCGGGTCACCCGGCGCCCATGCGAAGCGGTAGATGTGGCCCTGGGTCGGCGTGTTGTGGCGCGGGTGCGTCCAGGCCAGCACGCCGCCGGGCCGCGCGGCCAGATAGCATTGCGACGGCCCGTCGATCACCACGGCCGCCTGCGCCAGCCCGTCATGGTCTAGCACGGCGTAGGCGACCCATCGGGTGTTCTGGCCGCGCGGACCGCCGGTTCGGGTCAGGCAGTAGAGCCCGCCATCGTCGGCGATCAGCTGGGCGTAGGTCGCGGTCCCGTCCGCGACGCTCACCTGCGCGCGATAGGCGATATCCTCGACCCGGCCCGACAGCGCCGAGCGCAGGCGGAGCCGCCGGCCGTCCTCCCCGCCGTCGTTGTGGCCGGTCGCCACGGTGATCAGCGCGCCGTCGCGCAGCGCGACGCCCGGCGTCAGATGGTCGTTCTGCGGATAGTAGCGCGGCAGCGTGACCGCAGCGCCGTCCTCGATCGACACGATGGCCTGCGCCCCGCTGCGCCGCGCGCCCGTCAGAACGGTCTGGCCGGTCGCCGGGTTGTGCAGCGCGGTCTGTACCGCGTGCCATGTCCAGATGATATTATCGACGCGCGGCCCCTCGCGAAAAGCGGGCTGGCCGAGACGAACTCGCAGCGAGAATTCGTTTGCGGATTTGGGTACGGTGATCGTGTATTCCACAGCGGTCTCCTTCAGGTGCTGTCGCGAAGGTTCAGCTTGGCTTCAATACGCTGCAGTCGCGTCAGGATGATCTGCCTCTCCGCCGTCGAGAGTCTTCGGTGCTGCGCCAGATCGTGGCGCACGCCCGCGATGTCGTCGCTGGCATCCATCAGCAGTTCTTCAACCGTACGGCGATGCACCTGCGGCTGGCGCTCCATGCCGCGGCGCGCGTGCTGAAGCTCCGCCACCTTCACGGCCGCCCAGGCGCTGATCGCAGCGATGAGAACGCCGGAAATGGCGGGCCATGGAACCTCAGAGAACGTCACGGCGCGTCAACCGGCGATAGTGTAGTTGGGCAACAGCCCCGCACGCCGCCAGAAGATGCGCTACCGCAAGGGCGCCCCAAATCGGCACCCCCGACGTATCCTTATCCACCACGTAAAACGCCCATGCTCCAATCCAGAAAATTGCGAAACCCGTCATATGGGCGGCGCACCGCGCGTATGGCGTCCATCCACGACCGCCATTGACCCAGAGCGCGGCAAACTGCACAGCGCTGCTGAGCAAAAGCACGCTCCCCCATGTGTCCTCCGTCATGAGATCGGTCATGGCCGCGAACGCCGGCGCGTCCATGGAGGCCGCAGGCCGCAGGAGCCAGACGCCCAGGTACGCGTCGAGCGCGGCGAGAAACCATTCCGCCGGGCGCTTCGACAGCCGCTGAATGATGCGATCCAGCATATCAACTGATCGTCAGCGTCGACCACGCGCCGACCTTGGCGCCGTAGCGCGCGCGGGCGCGGATGTGCGTCGGCGTCGGGCTCACGTTCTCGACCGTGCGGCGCAGGACGCCCCAGGGGTCGCCCGTCCCGAGGCCCAGACCCGTCAGCGTCGACCAGTTCGTGCCGTCGGCGCTGATCTCGACGTCGAAGTCGGTTGCACGAAAGCGTGCCTCGTCAAGCATTTTCGGGATCGTCTTCCAGACGATAACCTGTTCTTCGTCGCCGTCGAAGCCGAACCTGCCGACGCTGGCGGAAACTGCGATGTCGGCGGTATCGTAGACCGGCGCTCCGTCGATGTAGCTCGTCATGTGGAGGCCGATCATGCCCAGCTGATTGCTGAGGTTAAGAACGTGGTTCGGCGTCTTGTCTTCGTCGTTGTTTACGCCATTGGTCGGGAAGTTGAACCTGCTGACGACGTGCGGCGAGCGCCACGCGCGAAGGTGCCGATCATCATCGACGCCGACGCGGCCGAACGTGCAAGCCATCGCGTGGAAATTCGATTTCGCATCGACAGAACAGTCCGGCCAGCCGTAACTGTCGCAGTTGATCATCGCGCAGTGCTGCTCGTTGATGTCGTCCCAGCCGGCGTCGCTGCCGGTACTGTTGACGTCCATGTTGACGACTTCGGAGTTGTCCAACAGGTCGCCGCCGCCCGAGAACTCGCAGTCGTAGACCCGCGCTGCAGTGCCGCCGGCCTTGCCGTCGTTCCAGACGGTTAGGACGGACGTGGCCTCATCGTTGGCGTTGTCGCCAGGGCCGAACACCTTGCCATCGCGAAGAAGCACTTGGTTGTAGCCGTTTTTGCGCACCATCTGGCCGGGGCCGGTTACCTCGAACCACTCAAAGAACCAGTTGTGGTTGACGTCGTTGGCCCCGGCGGTCTGCTGCCACCTGCCGTTGTTGGCGTCGTCGAACTCGCTGGCGTCGTCGGTCGGATTGATGACGAGCGGCGACGCTGCGGTTCCGCCGTACTTGGTCCAGGTGCCGAGCGCCGGCGTCGCGTCTTCCGGGCGGCTGGCCGGCTCCGGCTTGATCCAGAACCGCAGGTCGCCGTCGACGAGGGCGGCTTCGATCCTGCGGATGCCCGCCGCGTCTCCGTCCGAGGTGATGACGCGCCGGCACCGGACGTTGCTGACGCCCGCATCGCCGGTAAATGCGAAGCTCAACGCCGTGGTGTTCGCAGGAGCGCGGATGTAGTCCAGCGCCGTCACGCCGACGCGCGAGACGGTTTTTCCTGCGACGCCGCCCAGCGAGGGCGTGACGGTTCCGGCGGTCCCGGTGACGTCGAACGATAGCTCGTAGACGTGATCGCGCAGCGCGACGTCGATCAGCGTGTAGGCCCCGCCGCTGGGCGTTACGTCTTTGGCGAGGTTGCGGCCGACCTGCTGAGACGCCCCGACACGGACGTCATAGGTCTTGTCCGTGCTCGTCGCGTCCGCTGTGCGGTAGGTGACGGTCACGTCCTCATGCTCGCCGGGGTCGAGGTCGAGCGACGGCCGGTATAGCTGAAGGATTTCGGCCACGCCGCTGAGCGAACCGCCGAAGGTGATCTGCCGCTCGGGAGACGTGAGGATCTTGCGGTTGGTGCCGGGATTGCGCGGGCCTGGATCGTCGCCGACGTAAGTCACCCACGCCTCGCCCTCGATGCTGTGGATGTTGTCGGCCGGGTCGATGCGGAACGAGCCGATCTGGTTGGCCTGCATCTGGAAATCGCCGCCGGACGCAGGGCTCAGCGGCTCGTCTGCCGTGAACGACAGCGACTGCGCGCGCCATCCGGTGTCGATGGTGGTCGCGTCGTCTTCGACCGCAACGCCGTCGGTGTCCAAGTCGGCGACCGTGTAGACCACGCGGACCTCGAAGGTGTTCACGCCGTCCAGGTCGACGTCGAAGGCGTCGGCGGAGTCGACGTTCACCGGCGTGCCGCCGTCCAGGCGATACTGCACCTGCGCAGCGTCGATACCCCAACCAGGCCAGCTCGCCTCAGGCTGTAGCCTGATCTGGCCAGGCGTCGTCGCCGTCTCGTCTACAAGCGCGAAGGTCGGGACGGTGAGGCGGTGATAGTCATTGCGGTAGATGCGGATCGAGGAACCGTCCGTGTTCGTGCCGGCCCCGATCCCGAACTCGTCGTCAGACGCGCCGATGACCTCCACAATCGCCCACATGCGCGCGACATTGGTGGAGATGCGCTCCAAGCCGGCGGCGATGCAGTCCATCCGCGTGTCGCCATCGCCAATGTCCAGGGTGATGGTGAAAGTCGGCGTACCGCTGGCGATGTTCTGCTTGATCAGCACCCGCAGAACGCCGTTGGCGGAGATGGTCTCTGGAAACAGCGCCACGCGATCCAGACCGGTCGTCGCGGGGTCGAACACGACGGAGCAATAGAACCTGTCGCCCTGCGCCGCGGCGACCTGGTCTGACCGCCAGCGCTCCAGCCGACCAACCCCATTTCCCGCGTCCGTCGTGATGAGCACCGGCGTACAACCGACCAGCGGAGTTTCCTGCGTCGTCGTCGCCACGGTGTTCGTGTTCGTCCAGCCGGTGCCGGAAACGATGGACGGGTTCGTGGCGTTGCCGTCGCCAAGGGCGAAATTCGCGCTTTCGGTCTGCGTGCTGGTGATGGACAGCTTGACACCCACGCTGTCGCTTTCGTCCCGCGCGTCGGTCGCGGTGATTGTGATGTCGTAGGCTCCGGCGACCGGCGCGCTCCATGTCACGACGCCCGTGCTGCTGTTGATCGCCGCGCCCGAGGGCAGCCCCGTCGCGCCCCAGACAATCGTCCCGGCGCCGCCGGCCAGCCCGCCCGAGACGTCCTCGCTGTACGCCGCCAGATCGTCGGCCGTCGCCAGAGCCGCCTGCACCGTCGCCTCGGTCAGCACCGGCGCGTCGATGCCGGAGACAGTGACGCGGACATTGTAGGTCGAGCCGTTGCTGTGGACCGCGACGGCGCTGGTCGTGGTGCTCCCGCTGGACGCCACCCCATCGAAATCGCCGTCCGGGTCGAATGTCAGGTCGCCCCCGCTGATCGCGAGCACGCCGCCAGAAGGCTGCGTTTCGACGCTGGTCCAACCGCCGTCGAGCGACCCGGTGTCCAGCGTGACGGGAGACGTCGCGTCAGCCGCGACGGCATCGCCAACGATCACCGACGCGAGCGCGTCGGCGGGGCTCAGCGGCCAGAACGACAGTGCAAAGCCGATCATGCGCGCAGCCCTGCAGGCCACGCGGTGGCGTGGTGCGTCATGGCGATGACTCCTGATGGGAAGGTCTTTGCCGCCGTCTAGTCGGCGACGAGGTTGGCGCTGGACAGCGGCTGTCGGACCAGCGACACGAACCGCAGCGTCAGCGAACCGGATCGCCGGTTGCGGATCTGGATTCGGTTCTTTCGCGCGCTGAGCCCGAGCGCCGTGTCGGTCGTGTTGCCCAGCGTGGAAAGGTCGACGTTGTCGTTATATTCGATCAGATCGGCGCCGGGCTCGGCGTTCCATGGGCTGATCTGCGGGCTGGACGCGGTGACGCGGTAGCCGAATCCGAAATGCAGACGGCTGGAGCCGTTGGCGTCGCTCACCGCGTAGGCGCCGGCGAGGTGCGACGGGCGGAACTGATAGAATCCACCGGCGGCGAGCGTCAGCGTGAACCCGCCACCCTCCTCTCGATGCAGCGCGTCCCAGTAATAATCGGCCATCCGCTCGATGTGCTCGGCGTCGTAATGCACGCCGTCGTCCGCCGGCAGGTGGCCGACGCGCGCCCAGCGCAGGTTGGTCACCTCGTTGGCCAGCTGCAGCATTTCGAGATTGCGGTCGCTGTTGGCGCCGCCCGTCAGCAGCTCGCCCATGACGATGGGCGTATCGGCGCGGATCAGCGCCGCCGCCGAACTGGACGCCGACGACGGCGCCTCCATCGCCCGCAGGGCGCGCAGCAGATCGCGCGTGAAGTTCGCGCCCTCCGACCCGCCGTAGAGCGCAGCGCCGTCGGAATTCGCCTCGCCCTGATGCCACAGCACGTAGTCGGCGGTCGTCAAGCCGAGCGATGCCAGAGTCGCGGAATCGCTGCGGAACGGCAGCGCGACGCCCTGCGCTTGAGCGAAGGCGCTCCGCAGGTTGTCCCACATGATGCCGGTCGCCCCCGACAAACCGCCGCCCGCCGGGATCCACTCCGCCACATCCCGGCCGCCGATCGAATACGGGATGTGGCAAACCGGCCGGTTGGTCGCCCGCGCGAGCCGAGCGCAGAAATGATAGCTAAAATGGTTGCCGGTCTGCCCGGTCGGATAGTCGGGCGAGTTCTTGAACCCTAGTTTCCAGCCCGTCGTCTGGTCGCCGGTCGGATGGCGCTCGTAACTCCACACGCCGGGGCGCGACGCAATGTCTCCGCCGTTGCCGGCGCTTACGCCCAGGCTGTTGCTCTGACCAGTCGCGATCACCACGATCGGCAGCCGGTCGTTCGTCGCGATCAGGTCGGCGCGCACCCACTTCGCGCCGTCCGCGCTTGAGAATTGATCGCCGTCCGACGTTCCGCCCAGCCGGTACGTCGTGGTCGTGCGGGCGAACTCCACGCCATCGACGGTCACATGGCTGACGGTCTCGTCGATCGTGTCGGCCGCGGCGGCGGCGATGGTGTCGTAACCCGGCCCGGCGCGCGTCTGCAGCGTGGCCAACGCCGTGTTGACGGTCGTCTCCAGCTGCTCGCGCGTCGCAACGCCTTCGGTGACGGTGATGTTGATCGTCGGCGGCATGGGTCGGTCTCCTGTTGTCGGCACGCGGCCGCGCGCCGCGACGGATCGCAGCGGGCGGTCGGGACGGGATGGCGGGCGGGTTTAGGGGTCGGTCGTCGCGGTGACGGGTCCGGCGAAATCGGAGACGGCGCCATACGGGCCCACGCTGCGGCTCCAGTATCGGCGGGTCTGGGCGGCCCCGAGCCCGGTTTCCGTGTAGCCGTAAAGCGTGCCCGGGGGTCCGTAGAGCGGCCCCGCGATGCGCTGCGCATCCGCGATGTCGACGGTGTCGCCGCCCCAGAACTCGACCCCGCGAAAGTCAGGATCGTTCGGCGCCGTCGCGCTGATCGCGATCTCGCCCGCCCCGCCAACCGGCGTCCCGTTCGTCGGGGACGTCAGCGCGTAATTCGGCGCCAGGGCCTGGACGCCGCTCACGGTCACCCAGGCCGACGGGCTGCGCCCTCGCGCCCTCGCCCGGATGTCGTACAGAGCGCCGACGGTCACGGGTGAGACGACCCCGAAGACGTCGCCGTCCACGTCTCGGATGTCGGCTCCAAGAACCGTGGTCGCGCCCCACTCGTCGCCGGAGACACGGTGCTCGATCTCGTAGAACTCGACCGACGCTGAAACCGATGGCGCGAAGCTGTAGGCGATCCGCGCTGTCTGCCCGTTGCCGGTCTCAAGCGCCGCCGCCGCGCCGGATACCGCGGTGATCGGCCCTGGCGCCGCCGGCCCCGTCCGGCTGACATCCACCGCGACGCCCTGCGTCACCGGTCGCTCGTCGGCGATGGTCCAGTCGTAGGCCGAGGCGACATGCTCGGTCATCTCCAAAGCGCAGCGCAGCGCCACGCCGCCGTCCTCGGCGTCCAGAAGCTGCGGGCGCATGTCGACGATCTGATATTTTCCATCGACCGCGTCGTAGGGTGAAGGCAACGTCACGGTGACCGTAGCCCCCGCCACCGCCTCGAAGGCTTCGGGCGGCGCCACCAGCGTCACCCGGCGCTGCGCGCGCTGACGCAGGGCGGTAATCTTCTGGATGCGCTGAGCTTGGGTCGCGCTCGTCACCATGCCGAGGTCGATTTCGACCGTCGTGCGCTCACCGTCGGCCTCAACCGCGCCAGGTGCGTCATAGGGCGTCAAGGCCGCCTGCGACCAACCGTGTTCGGGCGAGACGTAGGTCGCCGAAACAGTGCTTGCGAGATCGCGACCCGGCCGCAAAACCTCGTAGCTCATGCCGTCCAGCGTATCGCCTATCGTCGCCACCGGCGGCGTCCAGACGCCCGGCGTCATGCCGAGCCGCCCCCCGACGCGGATCAGGGCCGACGCCCCCGCCTCGACAAGCGGCGTCACTTGGCGCTCCAGCTCGTCGCCGCTCCACACGATCACGCCGCCGACGCGATAACGCGGCTCCGTCCCGCCGTTGGCCAGCGCCACCGGTTCCGAGTCGGAACGGGCGGCGTCGCGGAAATCGTCCAGCCGGATCTGGTCGATCGGATACGGCCGCACAGGATTTGTACGCAACGCATCCAGAACGCACAGCGCGCGGTTGGCGCTGAACCTCCATGACGACGGATCGTCGGCATGCTGCCCTGGGTCGTTGCAGTCCCACACGAAGGACCAGTCTCCGTCGGCCTCGACATCGGGCGGAGCCGACGGCCAGCGGTCCTGCCTCTCCGAGTTCGGGCCGACCTCCAGTTTCAGCCACAGGACGGTGCGCCCGCGCCACGCGTCGGACGCCTTGAACCAGTCGGCAGGATCGGTCCCGTCAGGGATCGCCGCGACGATCTCGGGGGGGCACTCCGTCTGCCCCCCCAGGCCGAGCCACCCCTTGACGTAGCCCGCGAATGGCGCGTTCGTCGCTGCGGCTCCCACCGCCATGTCGATCAGACCGGCCTGGCTGTCCCACTCGACCGCCCGATCGTCCAGCCAGACGGTCAGCGGCCCGGACGAGGGGCGCGAATTCAGAAGGCTGCAGATGTAGAGCGTCGAGCCGGACACAAGCGCGGGCGCCGGCGTTCCGGTCACCCGCGCACGCCCGTAGGCGTAGCGGTAGGGCGTGATGGACTGCGCCCGCGCCAGATCGCGGATCAGCGGCGGACGTTTGGGCCGGCCTGGCGCAAAGGCGATGTTGAGGCCCACTGTCGCCGCCGCGCCGGCGACCGCGATCGCCACGCTTGCCGCAATGGTCGAGCCGAACAGGGTGAACCCGGCTCCGGCCGCACCCGCCGTCGCGCCCGTGATGACGACGGCGGCGACCGACACGGGATCCGCGGCCGCCGGCGACGCCAGCAGCGCGAACGCCAGAATCAGAGCCGCCACGCCGCGACCACCTGCGAAACCAATGTCAGCCCGCGCGGACTCTTGATCGCCCACGCGCCGCCAACGCAAAGCGCGAGCCCGCGCGCGCCGCCACGATCCGCCGTCAACCCGAGATCGCCCGGCCGCGCACAGCCCCCGACCGCGCGCATGCCCGCCGACGCCGCCAGGCCCGCGCACATGGCCAGCCACCCGCCACGCGCCGCGATAGCGGCGTGCGCGCCGGCCTTGTCATCGTAGACGCCACGCAGCGGCGCCATCGGATCGACGCCACGCAAGGCGGCGAAGGCGGTGCACGCCGCAGCACAGCAATCCGCCGACCCCCACGACCACGGCTTCAGCATCGCATCCTGCGCGGCGGCGAACGCCTCTGCGCCACTGACCATGCCCCTCATGCTCATGTCTCCGGCCAGCGCATCGCAGCCTGCCGGCGCTCGGAATTGATCAGCCACCGACCCGCGGTGTCTCCGGGGAACTTCGCCGCCTGATCCTCGGCGGAGTGATGCACCGTCGCCGCGGCGCGCGCGCTTGGACCCGACCCGAGATCGACCTGCACGCCATGCGTCACGCCCGCCCCTTCGCGCTCCAGCACGAAGCGCGTCGCATCCACATAGCCCGCGAAGACGTCTACCGGCGCGCCGACAAGCACGGCGCCGCCCGCGCTGGTCGTGGCGCCGGCGTAAATCGTCGCCGGTCTGTTGCGCGCCGTACCAAGCGCCTCGCCGAGCACATCCGCCGGAAGCCCGACCAGCGTCAACGTCGCGCGGTTGGCCGCTGCGCCCGTCGTCTCCGCCGGCGTCGTGATCGACCCGAAGTCGCCGACGCCCATCCAGTCGTGGCCGCCCCAGACGATGACGCCCGCGCCGGAATGAGCGCGAATGCGCCCCGCCGGCCAATCGAGATCGACAAGCGTCACCGGGTGGAACACGTCGCTGCGCAACGCCGCAGCGAAAGCCGGATCGAGCCCCCGCGTCAGCGCCATGGGTCACGCTCCGAATGCAGCCCGATCTCGTCGGCGAACACTTCGCGAAAGCTCCAGTCGAAACCGTAGCCCTGCCCGACAGGACGCGCCGCGCGGGGCATTTCCAGAACCTCGAATATCCCGGTCTCGCTCGCCCCGATGATTGCCTGACCGCCGGCGGGAAACGCCTCGTCCAGACGCACCGTGCACGCGCCGGCCGCGTCGCCCACAATAGGGCCGAGGGTCGTGCGAACATGGCCCCCGATCGCCAGTCGCTCGCCTGCGTCTGCGTACCGGACGCCGGCCGTCAGACCGGTAAGTTTCACCGCCGGCTCAGCGCCGACCGCCGACAGAAGCGCCGGAAAGCTCAGGTCGTAGCGCCACGAAAGCGCCCCGGCGCCCGAGGTCCATGCCAGATCCTCGCCGCCCGACGTCCACGCCAGGCCGCGATCGCGCCCCTGCGCCGCGACGTGGCGGGAGACCTGGCGCTCGCAAAGACGAACGTAGTTGGCGCCGCCACGCAGAATGCGCTTCATCGCCTCCATGTAGCGCCAGCCGGAATCGTCTTTCTGCCTGGCAGGAACGCTTAATGTCACCAACCGTCTGCGGCGGGCGTGAGCGGAGGCGTACCGCCGGCCGGTCAGAGCCGACCGCGACACGGACACGGGATCCTCCACGGTCCATTCGTAGACAGCGCTGCCGACCGGAGGCCAAGCGTAGACGATGCTCATGCGAGAAACCCCGCATCCTCGCGCCGCGCCGCCACGATTGCGGCGACGGTTTCCCGCTTGATGCGCTCGCCGAAGGCGCGCTGCTCGACGCGATCCACGTTGGTGCCGAAGGTGAAGCTTTGCGTCACGGTCACGCCGCCGCCGCCCGTCGCCGCCTCGACGCCCAGCCGACCGCCAGGCCCGCGGCGCAGCGGCAGGATCGCCTCGGGCCCCGCTTCACCCATCAATCCCGTCGCGCCGCCCGCCATCCCGAAAAGCGTCGGCGACGCTACGACGCCTCCGCGCGCGAACGGCACAACTTTCGGCGCAAACTGCAGCTGCCCCGTCGGGACGACGGCCGACTGCTGACTGGAGGAACCGAAGATCGACCCGCCGATGGAAGGCCCCACCGACCCTAGAGCGCCCCCCAGCGGCCCCGCGCCGAAAAGCCCTTGAACGCCCACGTTCAGCAGAGACAAGGCGACGTTGCGCAGCGCGTCGCTGAAGCTGTCCGCGCGCTGGATCGCCACCGTCATCGCATTGCCGATCGTCTCGATGGCCTGCCTTTGGCGCAACGCCGCCGCCGCGGCCTCCCGCTCGGCTTCGGCCGTCGCCTCTGTCGCGGCGCGCCGCTCCTCGATCAGGCCGGTGAGATCGCGGTATAGCTCGCCCAGCTGCTCGATCGTGCGGATCGCACCCTGATCGACCTCAAGGCCGCGCTCCGCGGCGGCGGTCTCGACAGCGCGCTTGGCGGCGAGAATTTCCATCTGTGCGGCCGCGTCCGCGCGAACCGCGGCGCTTTCGCCCATGACGACATATTCCGCATTCAGCAGCTCGATCCGGCGCGCCAGAGCGTCAACCTCCGCCGCGACAGCCCTCTCCATCGCTTCTGCGTCCGCGACGGCCTGGCTACGCCCGCCGCTTCGCACGGAGCCTGTCGACGAAGGCGCCGCACCCGGCGTTGGCGTCGGCACCGGCGTCGCCACCGAAGACGGCATCTGGCCGGGAGGCGTCACCGACGGAATTCCAAGGGCGCCGGCCAGCGGCCCCGACCCACTGAGATCGACGGACCCGCTGAAAAGGTTCAGAGCCCCCGCCAACGTGTCCACGGCTGTCGCCAAGCGCTCGGTAAGGCCCAGAGACTTGTCGATCTCGGCGGTGAACCGCGCCCAGGCCGCCGCAAGTCGGCCGGTCGCGCGCTCAAGTGTCGGCGGAAGGCCCTCGAAGGCTGCCTGCGTCTCCTCCGCCTTAGACAGTATCGCGTTGAACACGCGATCGGCGGTCAGCTCGCCTTCAAGAACCATCTGGCGCAGCGCACCGATCGACAGATTCAGTGCGTCGGCGATCGCCCGCGCCACCAGCGGCGTGTTTTCAAGCACCGAATTGAACTCCTCGGCGCGCACGATACCACCGGCCAACGCCTGCCCCAGCTGACGCGAACCGTTGGCGATTTCCTGACCCGTCGAGCCTCCGATGGCGCCCAACTGGACCAAGGCCTGCGTGAAGCGCGCCACCTCCGCATCGGTGGCGTCTATGCTTTCGGCCGCCAAAAGAAACTGCGACGTCAATGCGCCGACGGTGTCGACAGCAGCGCCCGTTCCCGTCGCCGTGGCGAACACCTGCTCGACCAGCGCGGCCGATCGCTCGGCGCTGCCGGTCAGCGCCTCGAAACGTCCTTCGAGCGCCCGCAGCGCGTCGCCGTTGCGCACCGTGGATCGCAGAGCAAGGCCGACGCCGGCGATCGCGGCGGCGGACGCTGCCGCGGCCGTCGGGATCGCGACGCCGAAGCGCGCGCCGACGCGCTCCAGGCGACGGTCCAGCGTGTCCGCCTCACGCCGGATTCGCCCAGCGCTGCGGTTCATCGCGCGATTGGCGCGCTGCATCTGACGCTCGAACTGCGCGACGGTCGCCTCAAGGCGGACGACAAGCGCGCCGGCTTCTTCAGTCATCGTCCCACCCCAGATCGCGACGCAGCGCCAAGGCGTCGCGGGCAGTCATCTCAGCGCGATCGCTCTTTCCATGCATCCGGCGAAAGCCGCGCGCGGCGGCGGCGAAGTCGGCCAGCGTCATCGCCCGCACGACGTCAGGCGCAAAGCCCATTGCGACGCCCGCTTCCAGAAACGGGCCCACGGCGAATTGCGGCGCTTCACCGGGGCCGCCGGTTTTCCCGGCGGGTCGTCGACGTCGTCGGCGAGCGCAAGCGTGAGGACATCGAGCGCCAGACCCGCCGCGGCGACCCAGCCCGCATTCTCGATCAGCGCGCCGGCTTGCAGAGGGTCGAGCGCGGCGTCCAGAACGGCGCGGACGTCCCTGTGATCGAGGTCGCCAGTTCGCGCGCCGGAGGCCATGCGCGCCTGAAGCGCGAGAAGTCGCGGCTCGTGCGCCGCGACGATTTCCAGCCGCCCGATAGGCAGGGCGAGACACCACAGGCGGCCCCCCGCTTCACGCTCCAGCGCAACGCGCATCAGGTGGCGGCGGTGATCGTCAGCGCGGAAGCGGCGCGGATCGTGACCGAGTAGGTCGCAGCGTCCGAATACTCGCCGTTGCCCTCGAAGGTCGTGATCCGCATCGGGCCGCTGATCGTGAACTTGTCTTTCACGACAAGCTGATAGTTGCGCACCGTGTCGGCGGCGCGGTCCTGCATGGCCTGAACCATGGTCGTCGCCGTCTTCATCACGCCGTCGAAGCTGGCGGAGAAGTCGTTCACGCCACTGATGTAGGTCGACCAGACGGCGCTGTTTGCGTCGATGTCGTCGGCGGTCGTGACGTCGATCTCCGACCCGCCAAGCGAGAAGCGTACGCTCCGCGACCCCGCAAAGGCGGTGAACGCCTCCGGCGAGGCGCCGTCGCCGACTTCCAGCGTGATCAGCGCCCCTTTCATCGCGTTGTTGTTGACAGCCATTCGCGCCTCCTGTGCCTAGCCATCCGTCATGCAGTCGAGGCGGATGACGCCGTGCGTCGTCTCGCCGTGGTCTTCCGACATCGTCCGCTGGTCTATGACCTGGGCCCACACGAAAGCGCCGGCGCTCAGCGTCACCGACCGTTCGTGTAGCGCGCCGTGCACGGCCGCCATGATTTGCCGCGCAGTCGATGCTCCATAGGCGCGAGACCATACGTCGAGCGTCAGGACGCAGCGCCAGCCCGACAGCCCCTGCGCGTCGACCGGCTCGGCCACCGTGGCGCCAAGGGTCACGCGATCGGCGAAAACGCCCTGCGGCGCGCGGTCGTACACATGCGCGCCCAGCGTCGCCTCCGGGATCAGAGCCTGCAGCGCCGCGTCGCTGCGCAGCGTGGCGACCACCGCCGCCTGCAGCTCGGCCGTGCGATCAGCCATTTCGCGCCGATTTCACCGCCGCGCGCAGCGCCCGCGCCACCCGCGACCGCGCGCGCTTGCGCAGCGACCAGAATGCCGGAAACAGGAACGGCTGTGCCGCGTGACCCGGGTGGCCATCGCTGCTGGGCGCTCGACCGAACTCGCTGCGAAAGGCCGCGTCCCGGTCGGCAGGATCGCGGCCGGCCTCGACCGTCGCCACCACGCCGCCGCGCCGCCGCGCGCTGGGCCGTGCGCCCTTGACCACGATATGATCGCGCATGCGCCGGTCGTCGTCGTCGCCGGCGGGCGCTATGGCCCGCGCGCTCGCGGCAATTTCGTCAGCGCCCTTGTTCAGGGCGGCGGTCAGCGACGCCGCCGCCTTGCGAGGCGCCGCAGCGAAAACGCGCGACACGTCCTCCAGACCCGTCAGATTGCGCGCCATCTCAGCCTCCGTCGACCCTGCTGAGGGTCAATCGCAGAAGCCCGCCGCCCGGTGGGCTGGCCTGCGGGGCGCCGGCGATGCGCCAGGTCTGGCCGGCGATGATCACGCGATCGGTCGCGGTGATCGTCTCTGTCAAAACCGAGCGCGGTATCTGGAGATCGGCCATGCCGATCGCCTCGGGCGCGCCGGCGCCGGCCGCCTCGCGCGCGGCCTTGAACGACAGACGCCCGCGCAGGGCCGTCAGACCGTCGATCGCGGCCCAATCGCCGCGCTCGCCGCCATAGCCGTTCGACGCGACAGCACGCCGCTCGAAGCGGCACATCTGGTTAAAGCTGCGCGGGTCGGCCGCGGTGCGCGGATCAACAGTCATCCGACGCGCCGCAGTTTCCAGCCCGACAGAATATGGTCGAGGCCGTAGGCGCGACGCGTCATGCCGTCGGGGCCGACCGCGCGGCCCGCCGCGTATCCTTCGATCACCAGCATGAGCGCGGCGTCGCGCAACGGCTGGGGAACGGCCACACCATAGTCGGGCGGAGATCCTTCGCCGGCGTAACCGGCGGTGTAGGTGACCACGATCGACGGCGCGCCGTCGTCGCGCGCCATCGGCCAGGCCGCGCCGGAGGCGGGCCACAGCAGCGCCGGGCGCCGACCGCCGCTGTCCAGCGCCACGGAATCCGCAGCCACCGTCGCCGCGGATCCGGCCGTGTCGGTATAGGCGACCGACGCCACCGACACGACGACGCCGCCGGGCAACGAGATCGGATCGCCGCCCCGCGGAAACTGACGACGACGCAGGCGCGCCGTGCGCGCCGCCAGCAAGCGGCCGGTGATCTCCTCGACCTTCGCCTCGGCCCCGACGATCAGCCGCGTCAGCAGCGCGTCCATGTCCGCACCCTCGGGCGCGCCGGTCTCGCGCCGCGCGTCGGCCAGGCTCAGCACGCGTCCAAGCGGATTGTCTGCCTCGAAGGCTGGAAGGTCATAGACCATGATTGATCTCCCAGGGGCGCGGCTGTCCGTGGAAACATACGATCCGGGCGTCAGAGGGCGCCGGGCCGCGGCCCTTCATGTCCAGTTTCCAGCTCACCAACGCGCCTGGCAGGATGTCCTGCCAAAGGGTAAGTTTGCGGATGCGGCGGTCGAGAAATCCCTGGTCGCCCCAATGCCGGCGCGTTGCGTTCGCCTTCATGTGCGCCTCCGGGGCGCGCGCAAAGGCCTCGTACAGCCAGCGCATCCGACCCGACCAGGCCAGAACGCCAGAGGCGAGACGCCGCCCCGACCGTGCGTCGAAATCGGCCAGCGCCACAAAATGCGTACGCCGCGCCGTGTTCAGCAGCGGCGTCAGATCGCCGACCACGACGCTGTCGAGGTCGAGATAAAGGACAGGGCCGCGCAGACGGAACGCCTCCAGCTTGGCCCACCAGCCCGGCCAATCGTGCTTCAGCGGGATCGCCCAGGGCGCGCCCGCCAACTCCGGGTCGTCGGTCAGAACGGTGAACCGCGCATCGGGCGCATGACAGGCGCATTGGTCGCGCAACGATGCGGCGTGACCGGCCGCGAAATCGCCGCCGGTTTTCAGAACCGCGACGATCCGCGGAGTCACGTTGGACTGCACAGCATGTTGCGCCCGTCGGCCATGCGCCAGGCGTAGCCCCCGAACTCCGCCAGCCAAGCGTCCAAGCGCTCCACACAGGCCGCGTCGTTGGCCTCCAGCACCAGCGGCGGACGGTGCGCCAGAGACTGCCGCGCGCCTTCCAAAACCGCCGCCTCGTGACCCTCCACGTCGATCTTGACGACCGCGGCGCGCATCCCGCGCAGGGCGCCGTCCAGCGTCGTCGTCGCGACCGTCTCCTTGACCGGCTGGCGGCATCCGGGCCGGGCGATTGAGCCGCCCGACGTCAACCGCACGCGAGGATTGCGCCAGAACGTGGACGCGCCCGACCGATCCGACAGCGCCTCGGAGCTGAAGGCGAAATCGACGCCGTTCAGAACGGCGTTGTCGAACAACCTGCGCCGAGCCGCGACAAACGGCTCGAAGGCCCAGACGGTCGCGCCGGCCAGCGCCGCGGGGATCGCGAACCAGCCCGTCGACGCGCCGGCGTCGACGAACAGCGCGCCGCGACGCCAGCGATGGCGCAGGAACGCGGTCGTCTCCGGCTCGAAAGGCCGCCGCTCGCGTCGTTCCCAGGCGACAATCATGTCGTCGGCGGCGATGAACCTCGCGCCGTTGGCCTGATGAATGTCGGCGGTCACGACAAAGCCTCCTGCAGATTAGCGCGCGGATAGGCCGTCAACGCAGTCTGTCGACTGGCGTTGATCACGGCGACACCCCGCGCCGCCAAGTCGACGGCGACGCCGTCCAGCAGATGCGCGCAGCGCCTCAGAAACCCCGCCTCCGGGTTGGTCAGCGACGGCGCCGCGTGATCGGCATGCCAATGCGCGGCGCCATTCGGCCCCAAGGCCATGTCGAAGCCGGTCAGAACGATCTTGGTTGCGCCGCAGCGGGCGGCGAAATTCATGGCCTGAAATCCGCTGTTTCCCCCGGCGCCCAGAGCACGCCCACGCCAGACCATCGCTGAGATGCCGCGACGCACACCAGCGCGCACCCCGGACCAGTGGACGCCATCGCCGTCAAAGCCCAGGACGCGCAGCCCGCGAAACTCCGCCGCCGAAGGCCCGCGCTGAACCCACCAACGGGCGTCGCAAGCGTATAGCGCCTCGGCCCATGGGGCCATCCGCCACGTTTCGTTGATCGCGATCACGACAGCGCGGCCCTGCGCGAAGATCAGATCTTCGGCCCGCTGGCTGGGCCCCGACGCCGCGACGAGGACGCAGCGGCCCGTCCAGTCCGGCCAGTCGTCAGGGCGGTCGAAGGGCGGGCTGCCGTTTCCGGCGCCGCCCCGTGCGCCTTGACCCAGCGCGCCGCGCCGGACGCTACGGCCTCGCGCGCCAGCGCGCCGCGCAACTCTGACCCGGCCGGCCAGTCGCGCGGATAGACGTCGCCGTCGAGGCAGCCGCGATACGGCTGGGTCAGCACCGCCCGCATCAGTCCCACATCCGTACGATTGATGTCGCGGTCGTCGCCGCCTTTACCCGCACGACCCGCAACGGGATGATCTGGCCGGCGACCGCGACGATGGTGACGTCTGTCTCGCCTCCCGCGGTATCGACGACGACGTCGCCGGCGCCGCCGACGAACAGAACGGATGGCTGCGCAAAAGTCGTGCTGTCGGACTTGACCACCGCAGCCGCGTGATCTTTTGGTGCGGCGCGGGCGGCTGGGGTTATGGGCGCGGTCATTTCGGCCTCCTTCCGGGAAGGGTCGCTGGCCACTACGCTGGCGGCCAGCGACAGAAACGGCGCGCTTACGACGCCGCCATCTTGATCAGCTTGATCGCCTGATCGTTCTTGACGATCCCGCCGACCCGACGCCGGGCGTAGAATTTCACACTGCCGGGGCTGGTGATGTTGTCGTCGACGGTGATGCGCAGCATGGTCCGCTCGACCGCCAGGTAGCCCTCGCGGAAGTTTCCGAAGGCGATCGGAAAGGCGTTGGCGCCCATGTCGGGCATGTGGTCCATCTCCTCGATGGTATAGCCCAGCATCTGCGAGCCCTCGCCCATCTCCAGACCGGGCCGCAGTAGATAGTTGCCTTCGTTGTCCTTCAGTTTGCGGATGGCGCCCTTGGTGAGAGTGTTCATGACCCACACCGCGCCGGGACGGTATCCCGGACGCATCTTGTGAATCGTGTCCATGAAGATGTCGTGCGGGTAGAAGGTCGGCGAGGCCGTCGCCAGCACGCCGAACGGCGCGTCGGCCGCGTATGCGACGCCAGTGGGAACGTATTCCAGGGTCTGGAAGGCGCGAGCCGGGCTGTCAAAGTCGCCCGTCGCCTCCGGCGTGCCGTTCAGGAACCCTGTCGGCTTCTTGGTGCCGTTGCCGCTGATCCACGCCTCGCCCTCGCGCCGGGCGAACTCGGCGACGATCCGGTTCGTGACCCAGCCCTGAACGTCGAAGAAAGCGTCGTCCAGTACATGCTCGTAGATCTGCGGGTAGGCGTAGACCTCGCCGAACGTCGGGCTCGCCTCCTCCAGAACAGGCGTTCCGGTGGAGCTGCGAGCGTCGGTTTCCCCAACCCAGCCGGACGCCTCGCCGTTGACGTCGACCAGCTCCTTGTAATCGCTGGTCCCGACGGTGATGACGTTCAGGACGCGCCGCATCGGGCTTTCTTGCTGCAGGTACATCGCCACATCGCGGCCGATGCTTTCGGGAATGGCGAACCCGGCCGACGACGTGGCAGAGCTGACCGTCTTGTGCGACAGCGCCTTGGCCTGCGCCTGCGCCAGCGCCGCCTTGCGCTCGGCGTCGTTCGGGTTGCGCAGCCACGCGTTGAACGCGTCGACGTGGCCCTTTTCCTCTGGCCGCAGCGCCTTGCCGTCGCCGCCGTCGTTCGGGCGGTCCAGCTTGACTTCAAGCGTCTCCAGGCGCTTCTTCAGGGCCTCGACGGCGTCCAGGCCTTTCTCGATCTTGCCCAGCTTTTCGGTGGTCACCGGGTCGGGCACGCCTTTCGACTTGATCTCGGCGATCTCGCGTTCATGGGTCGCCTTGAACTCGCCGAACGTACGGCCCAGCTCGTCGATGACCTGGGTCAGGTCTTCGCTCATTGTGTGATCCTTTCGGGTGGCGCGCGCCTTCAGGCGCGCAGCGCGGCAAGCAGCCGCTTGGTGGCCTCGGCCGTATCGGCCGCCTTTCGTGCGGACGCCTCGCGCGCCGCGATCAGCGACGCGGTGCGGTGCAGAAACCGCTTCGCCTCGTCGCGCGTAAAGTCCGCCGCCTCGCGCAGCAGACGCTCAAGCCCGCGCATGTCCTGCGCGTCGACACTTTCGATCGCCTTCGCAATCCGGGTGCGGCGATCGTCGGCTTTGGCCGACGCGCGGGCCGCATGATTCATGGGAAAGGTCACAAGCGAGACCTCCCACAGCTCCGCTTTCTGGATCACCCGCGCACCGTCGGCGCGGTTTTCCGCCTCGATCACGCGATAGCCGATCGACAGGCCATCGACGGCGCCAGCCTGCAGCAGCGCTTTAGCCTCGACAGCCCTGCGCACCTCTGGCAGCAACCGGCCCGACAGGCGCAGCCCGGTCGCGTCTTCGGCCGCCTCGGTCCAGACGCCGATCGGCTCCGCCGGGTCGTGCATCCACAACATCTTGGGCCGTACACGCGAAAGACTGTCGCCGAAGGCGCCGGCGGCGACTACGTCGTGTCCGTCGTCGACCACGCCGAAGACCGACCCGTAACCCTCCACGTCGTCGCCCTCGGCCTTGAACAGCAAGCCGCGGCCGAACTTGCGCTCTAGATCATTCATCTTCGGCCCCCTGCTGCAGGTTCATCGGCGTTAGTGGCGTGTCGAGCCCATCGAGGCGCACCAGCCCCATGCGCGCGCGCGCCTCGTTGCGCGTCATCACGCCCCGGTCGATCAGGCCGGCGAACGCGTCTGACTGATCTTTCAGCGACGCGCGCTCGATCTCGCTGGTGTCGAATTTCAGCTCCAGAGGCATGTCGAGACCGTCGAGGATGTCCTTGTCCGCGACCTGCTCCCACGCCGTTAGCCAGGGCCGCAGCGTATGTTGCAGATGCCACCGCATCATGGCCTCGACGCTGGCGAACGCCTGCGTCTTGTCGTCGAGACCCAGGACCGCCGGCACGACATTGAAGGCGGCGCAGACCTCGACAATCTGGTGGCGCCGGGTCTCCACCATCTCGGCGTCGCGCATGGACTGACCGACGGCGTGATATTTCAGACCCCGGTCGAAAAGCGGCGACCGGCCCTGATTCATTCCGGTCGTGGCGCGCTGCAGCTCCGCCGCCAGGCGGTCGACCTCGTCGTCGGTCAGCCCCTCGTCGGTGCTGTAATAGCCGGGCATGCGGTTGGAGTTCTTGTAGACCGCACCCTGCGCACGCTCGGCCGCCGCCGCCAGCCCCAGCGCGTCGCGCGCCAGAAACACCCGATCAAGCCCGGCGCGACCGTCCATTGTCAGTCCGCGCAGATGCATGATCCGCTGCCGACCATAGGATCCGGCGATCCTGCCGTCATAGGCGTGGACGACGTATTCGATCTCGCCGCGAATGCGATTGACCGTGACCTCGGACTTCATGAGCGGCCACAGTTCGGCGACTGAACCGTCTCCGGCAAAGACCTTGTAAGCGAACGCGTCACCGCGCAGCAGCGCCTGCGCCGTCATCATCTGCCGAAACTCGAACTGTGTCTGCCACGGGTTGGGCGAGCGCCATAGCACCCGCGCGGCCTCCATCCCCGGCGCATCGGCCTCGAAGGCGCCGCGGCGACGCACGGTCACCGGAAGACACGCAACGTCGTTGGCGATCAGGCTGACGCAGGCCTGTGCCGCCCCGACCTTGAGGGCGGTAAGCTCTCCGACCGGCACGCCGCTCCAGCCCTGCCGATCTTCCATATCGTCAAGAATCTCGTCGAGGCGGCGGCCCTTTCGCACGAGCGCCATCGGCGCGCGACGCGTCACCCGCGGAGGCCACATCCAGCGCATCAAGCCACCACCAGCTTGCGGCGTGTCAGGTAACTGGACGCCTGCGCCGGCGCGGGGTTGCGGGACATCAGCTGCACAGCGTTCAGCAACGCGACCAAAGGATCAATTTTCGCCTTGCCTGCGGTGGCTTTTGTGATGCTCACGGCGTTACCCCGCTGTTCGGTCTTGGCGTTGCCCACGGCCCATGCAGCGAGCGGCTGATCGAGGTGGCGCAGAGTGCCGTCCTTCAATTTTCGCTCCGCAGTCCAGATTGCGCCGGTCAAACGCCAGCCTTGCGGCACAGCGGCCATCTGATCGTCCGTCAGGCCTTCGGCGCTGAGCGCGTCGACCAGCGCCCCAACCCCCGCAGGGTCCAGCCCCACCGCGCCGCGATTGGGGAGGCGCTTGACCAGCGCCAGTTTCGCAACATGGGCGGCGACACCGTCGATGTCGTCGTTAGGGCTTTCGCAGATCGTGAGGTCGCCATCAGCGGCGAAATCCCGCAGTCGCGGCGCAATTTCCTTGCGGCGCTCCAGAACCTCCGGTTGCGCCCAGGCGTGAACCCATGCCCGCCACACCCGCGTCGTCGCGCAACGCCCCAGAACGGCCAGCGCCATCAGGTCGTCATCGCCGCCGCCGTCGATCCCCGCAACGCATACGTCGCTTGAATCGACCAAGCGATCAAAGCCGATCGGCTCAGCAGCCTTCGGCCAATAGTCGGCGCCGACCCATCTGTCGGCGTGCAACGCAAGGCCGATCTCGATATTGAGGTGCTGGGATGCCCAGCGTCGTTCTTCTTCGGGGCCCTTCTCGACGGCTGCGGCATATTCCTGCCGCAGCACTTCGATGCTGACCGAGCGGCCTAGGTTCGGCAGGACCATCGGCCACAGCGCAGGGTCGCGCCACGGCTTGGCCTCATCCCGCTGCACATCCTCCGAAAACTCGTAGAGCACCGGCAGAAGGTCTGCGTTCTGGACAGCGCCATCGCGAACACGCCGCGCATATTGAAGCTCCCGGCGAAAAAAACCCGCCGGCCTTTCGTCCGACTGTGTCGTGATCACGACGCCGAACTGCTCGGGAACGGCGACGCGCGCCCCGCGTAGCTGTCCGACGACACGGTCGGCCTGCGCCATGGAGCCGAGAATATGGGCCTCGTCCAGCAGCCACCCGGCGTATTTTCCGCCGGTCGCCACCTTCGCGTCGAATGTCGTGACCCGCAGCGACGCGCCTCGGCCCGGTCCCGTCCGCATCGTGATGCGCTTCAGGTGCTCCTGAACGTGGAACAGCGCGTTCAGGTCGTCGTCCGCCTCGATCATGCCTCGCGCGGCTGCGAACGCGATGTCGCTGATCTGCTGCGTCGGCCCGAAAAGCGCGAACTGCGCGTTCGGGCGCCGGTTCATCAGCAGCGCCGTCAGCATCAGCGCCGCGGCGTTGGTGGTCTTGCTGTTCTTCTTCGGGACCAGCACGACCGTATTCGCGACGCGTCGCACGCCGCTGTGCGGATCGAGAGACCCGAAAATCGCGCGGACAATGTCGCGAAACCAGTCTCCTCCCGCTTCTTTCAGCGTCGGCTGCCCTGAGACGTCGGGAAGGCGGAGGCGATCATAGATCGCCGCGGCCCGCGCAGCCTCGCCTTCGTCAAGCGGAAGATCGGGCGTCAGACTGCGGCCCGCCGCCAGGCGTTCCTTCCAATCCGGCTGCGCGAAGCTCCAGTCTAGTGCTTGAGCAGTCCGGTCCATCCGCTGTCACGGTGCACTGCCTCGGCGGCCTGCCGCGCCGCTTCCTTCTTGCCGACCATCGGCTCGGTCTCGGTCGGCTTCTCGGCCGCCTTGACACGCTGGGCGTAAGCCCAGACCTCTTTCGCCGCACCGACATGACCCGCGCGCATCTTCGCGACGAGAACTTCTAGCGCCATGCCCTCAAGGTATTCGACGCCCAACCTCAGCTCGCGGGAAAAATGTTTGCGCAGCGTCTTCGCGTCGCATCCGAGATACGCCGCAATCCGATCCTGAGACCAGCCGGCCCCACGCAGCGAAACCACAGTCTGTTGATTTTCCGTAGTTTTTGAGAACGACGGACGGCCCCATCGCTCACGAAGCTGCGTGACCGGCGCGCCAAACAGATCGACGTCGTCTTCTGCAAGCGTATCAGCCACGAAACTTGCCTCCACCGGAAAAAATTCTGCGCGTGAGGGTGCGCGGGTCATTCAAGATCCCGATCTTCAAGGAATCTATCCGCCCCCCTTTTCGGCCGATTGCTTCGGTCCGTCGTGGCAGGCCTTGCACAGCGTCTGGACGTTTTCCGGGTCGAAGAACCGTTCGGGGTCGCCATCGTGCGATCGTATGTGATCGCCGATGGCCTGCGCTGGGCCTGCCTCACGTCCCAGCCGCACCAGCCGACCGCACATCCGACAGCGCCAACCGTCGACGCGGAACGTCTCAAGCCGCAGTCTCTCCCACCGCGCCGTGGCATGCATGGCGACCCGAGCACGTCGCAACGTCTCAACGGCAGGCTTCAGCCGCGGCGGAGACTCCCGCAGTCGCGGCGGCAGCGCCGTCAGCCGTCCGATGACACCCTCGGCTCAATACGCGGCTCGCGCTCGATGCGGACATCCGGTCTTGCGCCGGCGCCGGCCTCTTGAACCCGCACCGCCGCTTCGATCTCCAGCCGCCGACGCAACACCCGCTCACCCAGCGGCAGCGCGACGACCACGGCGTAGCCCACGATCGGTGACAGCAGCAGCGCCACGGCGAGCGCCTTCCACGGGCCGCGCCCACGCTCATGCGCCAGGCCAGCCACCACCAGAGACAGCAGAACCCAGACCCCGGCGCCTAACGGAAGTTCGATCGCCACTTACGACCCCTGCAATGCAGCGGCACCCGAGCATGTCGGGCGCCCTCCGCCGCGTGTGGCGGTGTCGGGGCTTCGCGTTCGGTCCGGCCTGCGCCGCCTACTGATCCCGCCCCTGCAATCGCCCACCGGGCGACTGGCGAAGCTTGTACGCGCAACCGCAGTCACGATGCAAGCCGCAAATGATCAAGCCGCGCCTCGACCGCCCCGATCGCCAGCAGCGCGCAAACCACGCGCGCCGTACGCGGCCCGACCGCCTCCACGACCCCGGCCATCCCGGCCAGCGGCCCGCGGTCGATCTCGACCCGATCGCCTACACCGTATTCGGCGCCGGAGATCATCCGCGCCGCGCAATCGGCCGCCCGCTCTCCGAACCGCGCCAGCGTGGCCACCGCCCGCTCGCCCAGCCGCCCGTCGCCGCCTGGCGGGCGCAGCACCCCGCGCACGGGCCCCACCGCCCAGCGCTCGATCACCATCGGCCCGCGCAGGCCCAGCAGCATCAACCCGGGAACCTCCGCAAACGAATACCGCCGCTTCTCGGTGGCGTAGCGGCTGGGATAGCGCCAGACGCTTCGCGCCGGGCACAGCGCCACCGCATCCACGCCTTGGACCCGGGCCCGCGCCGCCAGCACCTGCAGCGCGACGTCCTCCCGCCCGGCGGTCACCGCCAGCATCCACCAGCGCCGCTCGGCCAGCGGCCCGGTCAACACCCAGAAGTCGCCATCCCCCCGGCAGGGCCGCACATGACGCCGCGCCAGCGCGTCGGCCTCGGCCAGCGTCTGGCCGGGATTGCGCCGGCGCCGGGCGGCCATGGTCGGCCGCGGGCCGTTGGCGCAATTGGGCGCGCGCCGCTCGGTCATCCCCCCGCCCTCGTCGCCCAATTGCGCGAGGTCTGACGGATCCGCGCCGTTGCCCCCTTCGGCAGCCGCGCGCCGATGCTGCGCATCTCGTCCACCGAGACCAGCCCCTGCGCGATCATGCTGCCGATCACGTCGGGGCGGTCGTAGACGCCCAGCAGATGGCCCGTGCGCCGATAGCTCGCCGCCGCCGCGACGGCGCGTTTCTTCAGCTTCTCTCGCCGGACGCTCTCGGGCTCGTATGCGTCACGCGCGACCGCTTTCCGCTTTCCCATTCCCCAGCCCTCCGAAATATCCACAGGCGCGACGTCCGCTCTGTTCGCTATAGAGTTCCTTGACCTTGACCTTGACCGGGGGGCGTACAGTTCGTTTTTGTACGCGCGAACAGTTCCGAACAGTTCGGCGTACAGTTCGCGTACAATCACCGCGACAGATGCAGCCCCAGCCCCTCCATCGCCTGCCGGATCAACAGGTCCGACCGCCGCGTCACGCCGCGCCCGGCCAGCGACGCCTCGACCGCGCTCACCT